TGTTGTCCGTCATAAACAACGCGATCCCCGCGCCGTGGGCGGTATCCCGAAGAAAACACCACCAGAGAGACCGCAGGTCCGGACAGAGCATTCAGCTCTGCCAGTGTTTCTCCCGGGATCACAGTCATATCGACATCATTAATCGAGGCTGTCTTTCCCATCTTTCTGACCGTGATCGCATCCATACGCGCTGCCAGCCGGGAAAAGGGATCAGACATTGAGTTTTACCGGCACTTCTTCTGCACTGGTTCCGGCATCTGCCCAGACAACCCCGACCAGCGGATCAGAGCCGCTGTTAGTCAGCTGAACTTTTCCGGACTTCAGATAAACCTTCTTACCCGTTTTCATGTCATCCGTTTTCAGCTTAGGCAGCATAAACACACCTTCGGTCAGGCCGTCGCCTGTTTCACCCTGTGGAATATCGGTCAGTGCCACCGCAAAAACATCGCCCACCTGCACCAGATCTCCGCTGCTGATGGCTGCACTGGCAACAATCGCCACCGTTTTTCCTTCTTCTACAAAATTCTTTGCCATAACTGTCTCCGCACAGCCCCGTTCAGGGGCTGATTTCAGGTACAAAAAAAGCCCTTACGGGCCATCAGAGTTGTTGTCTGCGACGTTTACGCCGTACATTTCACCAGACCGCGGTGATCAACTGGCGCGACACCGGCGTCAATACGCACTTTCGTTGTCACGCCATCCACACTGAAGCCCTCCATCTGATCAATATATGGCGTATCCACACCGTTGAGATAAGCCACTTCAATCGTATCGGAGCCTTTTGACGCAGCCAGGTAGAAGGTGGTCTGGCTGTTATCATCAAGACGAGGCTCTGCAATAACGGTCGCAAAATCTTTCACCGGGTTAATAATACCGGCGTTAATGTCAGCCCCCTTGACACTTGAGGAGCGAATGACCTGGTTAGCAACAGACTCCATCGCCGTCGGTACCAGTACGAACGCAGGACGAATATTCAGATGACGCTCCCCCTCTTTCTGAACGCGCATCAACTGGCGGGCTTTATCCAGCGATGCCACGTCCATTGCAGCGCTCTCCAGTACGTTTGCATGTTTCGCTTTATCGAACAGACTTACATTATCTGTGGAGATTTTCGGGTTAGACGTCAGAATGGCATAAACCAGATCGGCAATAGTGGATTTCGCCGCACGGCCCAGTTTCATCGGGACATCGGTCAGCATATTCAAATCATCATTGATAATGGCCTGACGGGTGATACTGAACAGCTCGCCATAGGTCGCCAGTGCAATAGTGGCCTGTTTATCTCCGGTGGTGACGTATTTATATTCCGCCCCTTCACGCACCTGACGCAGAGCACTGAAGCCCCCCATACCCACACGATGGGCAATTTTAAAATCAGACAACTGACCTTTCCGCGTCCACTGTTCATAGGTTTCAGGGGCATCTTCCCAGCCCTGCAGAATGGCTTTGTTCGCAACATCCAGCAGAATATTACCGAAGTCAGACGTACTGTGTGTGAACGCCGCACCGACCATCTGCATCGGGTTATAACTGGAAACCCCAATACCCCGTTCAGTCAGTGACATACGGGCATATTCACGCAGAGTCATCCCGTTGTAGACATTATCACGTTCGGTTTTTTCAAATCCGGCACGCGCCATCAGCGCCTGGCGGATCCCGTCCCCCACAAAATTACCGTTACCGGCATAAATATGAGCCGGGGTATTTTTATTGGATGGCGTGGACTCGCGCCCCATCTCGTTCAACAGCTTCTCGCGGGCCTGCTCCAGCGAACACTCAGGATCGGCAAGGCACTGAGCCTGCAGCGCCTGATAACGTCCGCCAAACATGGCAAACAGATCATTAATACCGTTTACACGCGCTTTTTGCTCTGCCAGTACCTGCGCACGGATACTGTTTTCATCCACCACTGGTGCTGCTGCCTGCACTGGCGTCCGGGGTGCTGCTGGTTCATCATCCGGTACGCGTGGAGCACTGTTGCGTGGCGGAGTAATCATGTTTCGAATGGATTCCGGCATCTTTTTAAATTCCTCTGTACGTTTTGACTGAATACATGCCATTGCCTTAACGGCTGGCGTTACCTGATCAGCAAATCCATGAGCCAGACATTCGGCTCCGGACATCCAGGTCTCATCCGCCAGCATGGCAGCAATTTCATCGGTGGTTTTCCCGGTTTTCTGTGCATAAGCGGGTAACAGAACCGCCTCAACCTTATCGAGCAGGTCGGCATAGGTGCGCATGTCCTCCGCATCACCGCCCGTAAAGCCAAATGGTTTATGAATCATCATGAAGGTGTTTTCCGGCATAATGACCGGGTTTCCCACCATCGCAATGACCGACGCCATTGACGCCGCCACACCGTCGACATAAACGGTAATGGACGCACCATGTGTTTTCAGCGCATTAAAAATGGCGATGCCTTCAAAGACATCGCCACCCGGTGAATTGATATGGAGATTAATGTGGGTGATATCGCCCAGTGCATTCAGATCACTGATAAACTGCTTCGCTGTAACCCCCCAGAAACCAATCTCGTCATAAATATAAATATCCGCGTCACTCTGGTGACCAGCCTGCATCCTGAACCAGGAATTATTCTTCGGACTGGTCGTCGGTGTGCTGCGGCTCCTGTCGTTTCGTTGCGGCACTGCTGCCTCCTTTATCACTGGCCGGATCGGTATCAAATACCAGATCCAGCTTGCGGTTTTCATCAATTTCGGCCTTGCGCCGACGTTTGACATCATCCGGATTACGACCACCAGCACGTACCCAGTCTGATTCTGTCGCCGCTCCACCACGAATCTGGATTTTCCAGGCCTCAGCCTCCTTAACAGGGTCAATCCACGGCATCACTGGTCCGGAATACACCGCGGTATACAGTGAAGAACGGTCAAGATCACGGGGTAGCCTGATAACACCGGATGCCACAGCCTGTTTCAGCCATGCACGATACATCGGGCGGGTGACGGCACCAATAAACCAGTCCTGCAGGATCAGGTAGCCATCAGTAGACTCAACCAGTTCCTGACGCTGGGCGCTGTAAGTGCCGTTATAGTTGCGTGCCGTACTGGAAAAACTCAGACGACTGCCCGCCGCCACGGCACGCAACTGACCATTACGAAAAGTTTCAAGATTAGGATTGGGACGATCCGACTTCACCATTCCGATTTCTTCGCCGGGTTTCAGATCGTCGTAAATAATGCCTGGCTGAATGGTAAGCTCGCGTTCATTCTCCTTGCTGCCATTACCATCCGGTTCATAGCTCTGCCCGTCGCCTTTCCGGATGTACATCCCCAGAGCAGCGGCGATCCTTGCTGCAGTCAGCTCAGAATCTTCATACTCTTTCAGGGCACTGAGGCGGATCAGCACACCGGACAACAAAGACGTCCCGCGCATCTGGTGCAGACGGCGAACAAATTTAAGATGCAGCATTCGCTCTGCATCCACTTCTTTGGTTTCCATCTGCCGTCCGGATACGGGACGGCTTTTATACACCAGATATTTTTCGGGACGCCCCCAGTCATCAACAAACACGCCCTGATTCAGCCTGTTGCTCTCATCACTGGTCATGGGAATAAAGTCCGGCTCGAGCGCCTCCAGCCAGAAATGAACACCGGCAGAAGGCGTCAGGCTGTTTATGCGCCCGGAAACCATCTGGGCAAACACCTCACCATCGCGCAGCCAGGTACGCAGCATCAGACGTTCCAGCATCGGACGGGTAAACTGCCCGGTGACTTCCGGGCTGACAGACCATTCACTCCATCGGGTGCGAATCTCCGCTGCCAGATCACGGGCAATGGCCCCATTGCGTAATACCGGATGTGGCTCGACAATAATCCCGTTTTTCCCCACCACCCGTTCTTCCAGCTTGTCAAATACACCAATAACCAGATCGTGGTTGTTATCAAGGTAACGGGCCTGCTCACGTAACGACACGGCCCCGTACTGGCTTAACTGGTCGGCAGTTCGGTTTTCCCGCCGGGCTTTGTGTGTCCGCGTCGTTTTTACGGCCTCATAAGCCTGGATCACCGCACGGGAACGCAGCCTTGCCGCTTTCCATCCTGGTGAAAAAACGCCAATCACATCATCAAGAATTGCCATCAGAACCTCGCCAGCCGGTACCCGGGATGCCCCCGTCGTCGTGTAATCAGAGCCGCAAGGCGGCGCTCCCACTCCTGCCGTCCCTGCCGGATCTCAGATAAGTTTTCCATGGTCATCTGCTGACCATTAAAGGTGACGGATTTTCCGTCCAGCACCGCCATTTCAGCTTCCGTATAACGCTGAATCATGGCTTCAATATCATTCTGGTTCATAACCATCCTCCGGAAGTCAGCCAGGGGTTAACATCGTCAGTTACTGTTTTCTTCCGTTTTTGTTTTTTAACAGGCGTGGATACCGGTTCCGGTGAGGGTGACGGTTCGGTACTGTCCGGGACACACTCCAGCCAGGTTTCCCGGCTCGCCCACTCCGGTGCATCCGGCCAGCGGATCTTTTCGTATCCATGCAGAATGACCAGAGCCTCGGCATACACCATCAGGTCAAAAGCTTCGTTGGCACCGCGACCCGGCTTACTCCATTTCCCGTCACTGCTCCGCTCTTCATACGTCAGTTCGTCGTAAAACCAGCTCCCCAGCCAGTCAGGGAAATGCACATAGCCTGGACCTGGCGAGTCACGCCATAACGCGTTATTCACCCGGTCTTTCAGGGCATCCGTCTGAAGAAGCCAGAGCGGCACATCACCTGCGGCCTGCGCCCGGCGGCCCGTTCGTCCGGTGTTATCAGGGAATGTACGGCTGATCAGTTTTGCGCGCCGGATGCTGTCGCCCTTAAACAGGTAAATACGTTTACCAAGGCCATCACGACGGCAACGACGCCAGAATTTATAGGCATTATCAGTGACCCCGTCTTCACCGCCGGAGTCCACCGCCATTGCCATCAGTCGCATTTGTTGAGAAGGATCGGAGGCCAGCGGCCAGCTTTTATGAAAAACATCCGTCAGCAGGACATCCCAGTCTTCCGGATAGCTGGCCGGATCAATTCGCTGGCTCTCCCCGTCGCTGTCACCGCGCAATGACTGCGTGATATTGTAACGATCAATAATCCAGCGTTCGCCACGGCTGCCATAGCCTGTTACCTGAACCACAAAACGGCGATGACGTCCCGCCTGCACATCCACTGTCGCCACAAGGAAATTAACGCCATCCGGCACACTGCGGGAAGGAACTGGCTCTGCCCGCTGCTCAAGCAGTTCACTTTTTCGTTGCTCCATGCTGGCGCGGGGAAGATAAGGTAATCCCCAGTCGGTATTGATAACCGTCTTGAGTGTTTCTTCACTTCCGGTTGTCTCGTATTCCTGTTCTGCAGTAAGCAGTTTGTAAACGAGTTGCGAGAGTGTCTGGTAAGCAGCTGCCGGACCCTCCATCCAGAATGACGCAATACGTGAGCGTCGGGGATCACCATAACGACTGCCATCCGCATTGATGGATTCACCATCCCGCAACCAGACCCCACGTCCGTTCAGCTCACGTTTTTGTTCAGGCATAATCCGTCCTGAACAGGAAGGACACTGAATATAAGCCGCCTCACTTGCCAGAACGGGATCGGCAATATCACGGAAACCAGCAACCACATCGCCGCAGGGCTGAAAATACTCACCACAGTGTGGACAGGGCCAGTACCAGCGACGGCGATCGCCACGGTTATAGAGCGACAGGATCCCCGTGGTTGGTGGAGCCTCATGCGGTGAAGTCCGTCGCCATTTCACATCCTTCACATCCCTGCCGGGGGAACTCTCCACCAGCGTCATACCACTGGACATAAATGTTGTGGTACGTTTTGAGGCAAGAGAGAAAGCATCCCCCTCGCCATCAATATCTTCCGGAAAACGGTCATAATCCGTCAGCGCGACGCATTTATAATCTGATGAGGACATGATATTGACTGACGGCCAGCCGATTTTCAGGTAGTTACCAGCAAGGAATGTTCTGTCATAAACGTTGTTGTCATTTTTGTTCGGACTCAGGCGACTGACCACTTCCGGGCTGACGCGAAACGTTCTGGCGAGTCGTTTTTTGGAGTGTTCGCGGGCTTTTTCCTCCGTCATCTGAATGATCAGCATATCAGCAGGATCGCAAATCACGTTGTAAATCACCCAGCCGTCAATCAGGCCGATAGTCTTGCCGGTTCGTGCCGGGCCAACAAATATCACTGCGTCGTATTCACGCGAGGCCAGGCAGTTCATCGGCTCAATAACATACGGTGCCACCAGCGGATCCCACGGGACTGAGTTCCCTGCCCCCATGGGCACCCGCATATACTGAGCAACGGCATCAGCAACCCGCATTCGTCTCGGTGCGCGAAGGATATAACCTGAATCGGTTCGTGCTGCCTTTGCGGTTTCCTGATCCAGCATTACTCCTCCTGCTGTAATTCCTCCTCATCATCCGCACCTGCTTCGGTCACCCGCAGGGCTATCTGATCGCGCAGATCATCAATAATGGACTGAACACGGCTCACAGCGGCAGGCTGCAGACCGCAGTCACGTTCAAGAATATCCGGTAATGTCTCCAGCACCTGCACGACCGCTTTTGCCCAGATGGCAAACTCCCGTCTGACATCACTGGCCGGAATGAGTTGTGCCGTTTCCTGTTCGAACTTAAGACGCTCACGTTCAGACTGATACCAGGCTTTGCGCTCATGCGCGTCCATTTCGCCTTCTGCAACCGGCGGTGGTAATGCCAGAAATGCCGACACAATATCAACCACCCGATAAAGCTTGAGGTTGCTTTCATGCCCCCCTGCAACGGGTAGATTTTGCAGCCTTGCCGCAGCAGTCTGGCGATGTACACCTGACAGTGCCGCCAGTTGACTGATATTCAGCGTCAGATTTTTTAACTCTCGATCCATACCCGCTCCAGAATGTTTTAAACATGCATCTTGCGAACAACTTTAGGCAAACGGTGTTAGTGGTGAACAAAAAACAATCAAAATCGACACCATAAAAATAAAATCACTGTAATATCAATACATTATAGTAGTGGTGATGACGAATGAAATTTCAAAAACTAGCCTTTTTCCACGACGCTCCCGCCCCGTGGTAGGCCACCCCACCGGGAGGACCCGTCAGCCTGACAGCTCTGACGAACGTCTGATACAACGCCTTGCATGAATGGCATCGGGATAATCCAGAAAGGCATAGCATCGTGCCCACAAGAATCTGTGTAAGTGTCCTGTTTCTTCCACCCCCGCACAGGACTGGCGAGCATGAGGGACAAACCCGCGAACCATAAACGCGGTAAAAACCCGGTGTGCATCGTTTTTGATTATTCCCGCACACTCGCGCAGAAGGAGTTCCCCGTCGGGCTACGGTCTCTGTTAATACGGGAATACGGCGACGATACAGCGCATGATGTGTCAGGCTTGAATACCTTTATCCTTTAAAAGGGATATCAGTTAAGTTATCCCGTGTAGGGTATAAGCCATTATCAAAGCCACTCTGTAGGAAGTGGCTTTTGTAATGGCAATAAAAAGCCCCGCGAATGCGAGGCTAAATCCTGGTATTTGTAATGACTGGCTCTTATCTCAACGCAGCCCCTTACCGCGCGCAAAATGCTCAATATCAAGCATCAGCAATGAGATGTTTAATCTGGATTCACTCCAGAAGTGAGCACCACCCTGTCTACAGAGCCAGATGTGAAGGATGATGAGTAAAATTATCGCTATCATCGAAGGCATTGCGTCCTGATGTATTCCTGAAGCGTTCTCAGTGCTGTTTGGTCGCGGATAATTCCGTCCCGGATACCGAGAACGTTTCGTCCAGCAACTGGAGAGAGTTCGACGGTGGCATCATTGCCCATGCCGGAGGCGCTGGAGGTTTCGGCTGAGGATGGCACAGGGCATTTTCCTTTGACGAACACCCGACCACCATTATCAAGCTTGCGCCGAAGAGCATCATTTTCAGCTTTCGCATCAGCTAACTCCTTCGTGTATTTAGCATCGAGTGCATCAGCAGAACGCTGGCGCTGCTGCATGTCAGTAATGGTGGCGGTCGCCTGCTTCAGCTCACTGACTTTTTTATCTCGCTGTTCTTTGTAGGCGATGGCGTTATCACGGTAATGATTAACCGCCCATGACAGGCAGACGATGATGCAGATAACCAGAGCGGAGATAATCGCGGTTACTCTGCTCATACCTCAATCTCTCTGACCATTCCGCCAGCTTCTTTGAATTTTGCAATCAGGTTGTCAGCCTTATGCTCGAACTGACCATAACCAGCCCCCGGCAGTGAAGCCCAGATATTGCTGCAACGGTCGATTGCCTGACGGATATCACCGCGATCAATCATCGGTAAAGCGCCACGTTCTTTAATCTGCTGCAATGCCACTGCGTCCTGGCTTTTGGGGGAGAAGTCTTTCAGGCCAAGCTGCTTACGGTAAGCATCCCACCAGCGTGAAAGAAGCTGGTAACGTCCGGCGGCTGTTGACTTGAGTTTCGGGTTTAGCGTGACAAGTTTGCGAGGGTGATCGGAGTAATCAGTGAAGAGTTCACCACCAACAATAACGTCATAACCGTGGTTACGTGTCGGTTGTCGTCCGTTATCCGTTCCTTCTGACCAAGCCACCATATCGAGGAAAGCTTTACGCTGGGAATTTAGTACCTGCATAAATTACTCCTTAGAGCCACCAAATTTGTTACCGATTACTCGCATTGCAGCCCCACGAATAGCATCGACACCGATCAGCCCCACCCCACCACCAATGGCAACAGATAGTGATTTAGGCCATCCGACATACTCAAGAGCGGATGCAAAAGTCAGCGTCAGAGCACCACAGAGTAGAATTTCGAGTGTTTTTCGCTTCCAGCCGCCACCACCGCCAAAATAGGCAATACGTAAACCAGCCATAACAATCGACATAATCACTGCGCCCAGCGGTGTGTCTCCACGCCACCAGCTCTGGACCAACTCCAGCCAGGTATTTGGGTTATGAGGCATTTGTAGTTATCTCTCACCTCGCCAATACAGGAGGTGCAAATTGAGGGAACATCATGTACCGCAAATCAGAAGCGGAAACGTAAAAGAGGCCGAGCCAATGGATAACTGCGGTATAGACCAGGCTCAACAAATAGCCGGGTCCAGAAACGACAAACCCGCTCGACGGCGGGTTTAAGCTGTGTGGCGAAGTGACCACTCTTAACACGATACAATAGTTTTTGCGTACGCGTTAGCATTTTTGATGGAAGTTAATGGTTGTTAATCTTATACTCAGTAAACAAAATTTATGCCGCCTTGAGCATGATGCGACATTAGGCACATGTTTGGATCTCCCTCGAAGATTCGTGCGGTAGCTATGCTCAAAATCCAATCAGCTCATAAAACATACTATGGGTTTTAAATGCTCATTCCAACATCTCTATCAAAACAACCAGTAATCGAAGCTGCTTTCGAAATGCGTTTTTCTAAAGAAACACAAATATCGGAAATAGTTCCAGGGTTTCTTTTTCACGCTCTAGGTTGTACAAAACCAGTAATTAGTTTACCACCCAGTCAAATACCTAAAAATGTTCGTGAGGGAGATGAACAATTACATTACGCAGTTGTCAGTCGCCTCGAAATCGAAGGGTACTATATTGGACTAAGTGACCATGGTGTTGTTGTATCCACCAGCACCAAATATCAAGGGTGGAGTCATTTTAGAGAAAAAATCATTCATGTATTAAATGAGCTTAACAAATTAAATTTAAATGACAACATCATCCGCTACTCATTAAAGTATGTAGATTTTTTCCCAAAAGAAGACGATTCTAATTTATTTGATAAGCTAAACGTCAGCTTAAATATGGCTGGCGAGTCTATGTCTAATTATCCGATCAATATCAGAATCGATAAAAATGAAGGCGCATTTCTAAATATAATTCAAATATTATCTCATGCTTTAGTCATGTCAGATAATGGAGAATTTAATAAAAAAGGACTAATCCTAGACATAGACAGTATTAGGCAAATCACTAATACTGATGAAATAGATAAGTTTAAAAACGAACCCAAAAAAATTCTTGATGATCTTCACTCCTGTAATAAATTAGCTTTCTTTAGTTGCCTTAAAGAGTCAACAATTCAAGAACTAGAACCATCCTACAAATAGAAATGGTGGTATGATATGTATCCGTCTCATCATGTTTATCGAGCTCAACTTCAAGTATTAACTTTGGTTTTATATGGTCTGCATATAACAGCATTAACAGACATTGCCCAAAATCAACAGCATGGTCCTCAACAAAGTTTAATCGTCAAAAATCACGCTTTGGAGTATAAGTCTTCAACTACCGATTCAGTTCATTCCATCACACAAACATATAAAGCAGGGAGCACAATCTCAGTTGATCAAAGACTTGCAGTCTCGATGACAAACTTTTATGAAAAATTATCAACAAACCAGGTGTCTTTAGGCAGTGAAATAAATAAAGTCGTTCATGCTTCACTGTGGGATTTATACTTGGATTAAGTGATGAGTAATAACATTTTTGATATCGAGAAATTCAAAGATCAAATTCCATATTATTTAACAGCTCCTCAAAAAGAAGGGCTAATAAATGCACTTAGAGATTTCCCTGAAAACACTAACTACTACCTTACCAATTATCATGATGATCTGAAAAATGCTGCACTTCAGGGAGATATATTTAAGGAGCTTACAGTATATTCAATTAAAGGGACTAAAAAAACACGAGGAATTATATTAAGCAACAGTTGCGATATAGATACAAGTAATAATCGTGATGTGCCAATGCGTGCAGTCTTTGCTCCGTTAGTAAGTTTATCTAAGTTCGAAGCTATTCTTCTCTCCAACGGAGTTTCTAAGACTTCAATAGATAGCAAAATTGATGCTATAAGGAAGCAGTTAATTACTAATATTTTTTATCTTCCTGAATCAGACAACTTAGAAGAATGCATCGTTTTTCTTGATGATGTATACCAATTACCAACGGAAGAATTACAAAAACTCTTGAATGATAAATGCAAAGCCATAACTTTAAGTCAAGTTGGTTTCTACATTTTACTATTCAAAATATCTATTCACTTTTGTAGATTCCATGAAAACATACAACGATTCGATCATTAAGGCGGTACTACCGCCTTTTATTATTTTACACAAGTATACTTACAACCCCCTCTATAAAACCGATTGCGGTTTGCAACTCCTTCCTAATAGTGCCATCAGAGCACCTTCTCTTTTTGGCAATAGTGCGTAATGAGATACCAATAACAAAGTGGGCTATGATGAGCTCATATTCCTCTGGTTTATACCTTCTCAACCGAGCCACACAACTGTCTATCATAATGCCTTCGTCATCATCACACTGAATCCGTGACTTTTTGCCATGAGGTAAAAGCCCCTTGAAGCCTGCTGCTACCGGCTGCCAGTCCACACCACTGTTGTCTGCTGCAGCCCATGCTCCCCAGCGGTCCAATACTTCATACATATCACGCATCAACTTACTCCACAAAAATCAGGCCAGCACGCCAATTGCCAGCGCACGATCGATAAAACGAAATATCAGCTCCAGCTGGGAGCCATACATCTCTTCAAATGCCACGGTATCCGCATGCAGCTCGTCGTGATGCTTTCTGCACAAAGGCAACACAAAGAGGTCATGCGCTTTTGTACCCATTCCCCCCTGACCGTGGCCTATCAGGTGGTGGGGATCATCAGCAGGCTTTCCACAACATGCACACGGCTGTGTCTTAACCCAGCGCGTGTACTTTTCATTAACCCAGCGGCGACGTTTTGGGCGTAACATAAAAGACTCCGGCGACTCCGGATCCACTTTCAGCGCCAGCACCTTTTTCGCCTTATCCTGGATGATGCTGGTGGCAGGAACCGAAGGCACAAGGTCACTTTCCCGGGTAACAGACGGCACAACAGGCTTCGGTAATCTCAGTGCCTTACGGGCTGCACTTTCCGGTAAGGCATCCGCCAGATCATTACGAATCAGCCACCAGCACAGTTCCGGCATTGTCACAACGTGACTATCATCAAACCCGAGATCCCGACGCACGACAGACAACACCCAGCGGGCACAGTTATCCGTTGCCATTGATTCCAGCCGTTCCGTGAACTGCTCGCGCAGCTGGTTATCACAGTGCCAGCACAGACGGATTGCGCCAGGCGCGTGTCGCATTGTGGTCATGTTCTCGCTGTGCCAGTCGGAATGAGGCCACTGGCAGCCTTTTTCACGAAGTAACCAGCTTTCAAGACATTCCACGCCACCAGCACGACGGATCACAGCCTCATTGCGGAACACGGCCCGAATGGCAGGATCATCCGCCAGTGGTTGTGATGCCGCCGGAACGGCACCACTGGCGAAAGATGAATAACGTTCCGGCTCAGGCTCCAGCAGGACACGCCCCTGCATAAACAGGGGCATCAGCTCTGAACCGGGTCTGAACAATACGATCCCCATACGCGGGGCAATTTCAGGGGTCAGTAGTGCTCTCACGGTCACCTCAATGAACGGTATCGAGCAGCTTTAACAGCTCAGGGAATCGGGATTCGAAGAAGTGCGGCTGCGTCTCGCGCGGATTTGCGGGACTGGTGATGTTCTTGCCGAACATGCAGCCTTTCGCTGTCAGCGACCAGAATTTTTTGATGTTGTTAATCGCGGTACGGCTGTATCGTTCGCGCTGCTCGACGATCCCCAGCTTCACCATCTGGTGATATGCCTGATTAGCCGTCAGGCGGATACCATACTGTTTCAGCAGTGCACTCAGTGACAGCGTGGGGCGGCTTGAGCCATCAGGCGCGTCAGCAGGAGCATCAATGGCATAGCGCGGTGCCAGATTCGGTAAGCCAACAGCCTCCTGGAGTTTCTGACAGGCCCCAAGCACTGAAGAGTTAGACAGGTTTAACTCCCTGCGCATAAAGTCCAGCAGAATCACTCCAGCCTGCATCTTGTCAGCAGCCTGCCCGGATAATTTTTCCGGTGCGCTGGTTACCATATCGAAAGTACGGATCACCTTCAGATGGAATGACGGGCTGATCCACATTGCATAGGCATACACCAGTTCTTTGCAGACATACGTCCCCTGGTTATTTCCGCCACGAATAACGTTAACTGGCTCTATATTGACCGAGTTGCAAATCTGCAACTCGCTTATTAAATGCTCAGTTTGCTCATTGCGGAGCCAGAATGCAGGCTTATGCTTATCCAGAGAACCAGCAGCCCTGTGCAGATCGTTCAGGCTGTAACGCCCATAAGCATCACGACGAACTTCAATACCATCAATAACCATCAGATTATTCATACTTCGTTTCTCCTCTTAATCAGGCGGCTGCACCCGCCGTTTTCTCGTACTTACTGATAGTGATCTCGACCTTCCCTTCCGGGATAACCGGTCCCCACTCCACCAGCATTCTTTTCACCTGACTGTCGTCTTCCCACACACCCGCGTGGGTCAGGGCGTCAAACAGCGCCTTGTTATAGTTGTCCAGATCGCGGATCCGGTTATCCGGAGGAAACAACACGATCTCCACTGAAGCAGGTGCCGACGTTGGTTTCGGCAGACGACGTAACTGCTCAACTATTGCTGCGCACGCCGCGCTCTGGAATTTTCGCCCCGCCGCGCTTATCAGGCTCTTACCAGCAAACGCCCCTTTGTTGGGGTGTCGCCAGTACGTGTTCACGCTGGGCGGAAAAGGCAGGATCAGCTTCATACTTTCAGGTCCCTCTCATGTAACCAGTGGGTTGCACGCAGCCTTGCGTTTTCCTCACCGGCAAGCAGTGCGCGGATAATCCCGACTGCCTCGCTGTCGTCGTCCTTCACCGCGGTATGAAGCGTTATCCCCCGGGCCACACCACGCTTTATCGTGATGACGCCTTTTTTCTCCAGTGCGCGAAGATGCTCCACCGCTGCATTCACTGAACGGTATCCCAGCATGGTTGCCACCTCCTGATTGGTTGGCGGGAAACCACGTTCTTTCTGATAAGAAATCAGCATATCCAGCACCTGCTGCTGGCATTGAGTTAACGTCGTCATGCCGCCATCTCCCTGACCAGTTTTTCCGCCTGCTGGCGAACCTGCGCCAGAAACGCCTCACCACATGCCTCAAGTTCATCGCGCCCGATGTAGCTGATTGCCGGTCCCTTCCAGGTCTTATCGAAAACAGCAATAGCACCAGCGAAGAAAGCGCCTGTCGGCACCTGCTTCTCATCCTTCGGGATAAACCAGGCAGGCAGTTCAAAACCAATACGCCCGCGAATAAAAGCAATATGATCCGCATCTTCCGGCCACCACACTTCGCTGGTGGCAGCTTTGATCAGGAAAACATAGCGCCCACCCTTATCACGCATGGCACTGGCATGTTTCATGATGTAACGCATGCCGGTGATGTATTGCCCCTCATGCTGACTGGCGCGGCTGTATGGGGGATTACCAAAGGCAGCCCCTTTAAGCTCCGCAAGACGTTCTGACCAGTCATGCGCCAGCGCGTTGTCTTCCGCCGTGTAATACGCAGCACATTTGGCGTTATCACCGTCAGTGAACAGATCCAGAACAAACGGGCCAAACAGGGTGTTAATTCCCCAGAAAATGTTGTCCGGCGTGCGCCACTGATCACCCACTTCCTTCAGTTCATGGGCTGGTTTGTTCCGCAGTTCCACCAGCTCCTGGCAATATTTATTACTCATTAAGCCCCCACGTAATTCCCTGACAGATACCACTCATCACCCGATACAGCGCGCTTGCTGCTTTTCCGTAAACACTGCTCACGACGCGCCAGAAAATTGTTTCGTTCTGGCTGGGAGTGGCTTTCACGGAATGCCGCCATCCACACCGTTGCAGCACGACGGTATAAGCCCCTGGACTCCAATTCTTCCGCCTGGCGGGTCAGGCACAAAATCACCCGGGGATCGTTAGTGCCGACATAGAAATTGCGCACAGGTCTGGTTTCACGAACTGGTTGTGGTTCCGGCTCCTGCGCTCTCTCAGTCAGGCGCGGGAAATGTCTGCGTGTATCCCCTTCACAACGGTGAGCCACACGCCCACTCTGACGTAACTTGCTTGCTGACTGCAGAACGCGCTGCCGTGAGTAACCTGCAAAAGCATCCGCAATGTCTCCGGAAGTACACCCCGGATGGGCTTCAATGAATTTCTGAACTTCATTCAAAAGACTCATGATCACCCCCTGAATCCTGCCGGGATCTGGCTGTAGTCCACGTTGTCGTAACTGGCTTTGAAGTACGGGTCCTCGCGTCTGGCTGCAGATACCGCAGGAACTTCCCAGGATTCTTCGAAATGACGATCCGGACCAAAGAACGTGACAGCCTGTTTCACAAATTGTGTGCCGCTGTTACCCATCGCAGATACCCAGCCCGCGTAGCGTTTCACACCTTCCAGCATGGTTTCGGGTTTTACCCCCTCATTCAAACGGACTTTCCAGGCTTTGAAGGCTGCAGATTTTGAATTGCCACCAGCACGTTTGGGGTATGCCAGCCATGCCTGCTCAAACTCCGGAGAGTATTCCGGTCGGTTTGAACGAACTCGCACAGACTCATCAGCAGATGCACCAACAGCTATTGGTTCATTGACTGGTTCTTTGACTGGTTCAAAAGAGTGACTGGTTCTGGGTGAATCTCCTGCACCACCCCCTGGTGCAACTCCTGCACTACCTGGTGAATTTGCTGCACCAGATAGTGAATTATTTGCACTACCCCCTAGTGAATCTCCTGCACCATCAAGATGAAGGAGATAGATATTACTTGAGTTACCTTTTTCACCTTTCCGGGTGACTTTTTTTACCAGCCCGGAATCACAAAGGGCCGCAATATGATTCATCACAGAACGTTTGCTAATCTCGCACTGGTCAGCAATATGCTGGTAGCTGGGCCAGCACTCACCCTGATCGCTGGCATTATCAGCCAGCTTGATCAGAACCAGTTTTCGCAATGGATTACCCACTCGAATTTTCATCGCTTTAACCATCAGCTCCATACTCATGCTGCACCTCCGAGATGCTTCATGTTTTTTCTGGAGCGAAAGGCTATAAGCGGCATACTGACGCGGTAATTACGGCCCAGCGGTTCACAAACCACCTTCTGACATTCACGGTCAACCAGGCTAACACGTAGAACATGCCCTGCAGGCGTGGTGTACCACTGACCCGGACGAGGACAACGGAAAGTCTGATTGGTAAAACGTTTGAAAATATTCCGGATCATTTGCGCCCCCTTACCTCTGAAGGGTTCAGCGACAAATTTATGAGGCAGGCCAGCGCCGAAGCATCATTAATATAGTCATATAAGCTAACAGCCAGCGGAGATTCGGCTTTTGCCAACATAGGATAAAGCTGCTGCAGCCAGACCTGATGAATTGATGAAATGTAGGAACAGAGAACGCTGGCGTTATGTGCAACGTCGCTCGGTACAGCGGGCCTTGAAAGCTGTTTCTCCATCTGGTTAAAGGCATTGATGTATGCCTCTTTGAACTGGGCAGCACGTTTACCCGTGAAACCCATAGCAAGAAACGCAAAGCCGTCGCGGGTTATTTGATAGCAAGGTAGTTTGCGGCCTGTGCAATCGGTGTAATCACTCACCGAAAAATTGCGGGCAGTGAATGATGCGGAGCATTCAAGCGTGCGGATCTTTTTCAGTACATCGTCATGACGTTTGGAGAAGAAGTTGGCAACAGCCAGGGATGAAGTAACAGCCTGACCATCAACGATGGCAATTTCAGGTTGAGTGAGGGTTGGGATCGTAGCCATGATGGCAGCCTCTTTGGTGATTTTAAATAACTCACCACCAAGGCTTTCCACGACCTTATTGGTGGTGAGACGTACAGGGGTGGAAATACCGGTCACCAAAGAACCCGGCCCAACCGAAGTTGGCCCTGCACGCCCCACCATAATTTGGGCGTAATGCTGCTCATGACACAAAAAAACCGCAAGAGCGCGGTTGTGCGCTTTGGTGAATTCCGGGTTTCCACGCCCGGCACCCGCTTTATAAGGTGCCTGAACAGTGTAACGTCCCGGAATGGCAGAATCAATGTGCTGGTGGTCCTTCACACTCAACAAAATCACGCCTGAATTTCCACAAAGGACTAAAGCACTCATGCGGGTAGTCTTTGCGAAGATAGATAACGCGCTGTGTTTCTGGCTCCCAACGAATAACATGAACATAAAGTCCTCTTCCGTCACGAAACCAGCGGTTAAGTTCCTGCACAACTCGCCCCCCACAGTCAGGTAAAGTTCTCTGTGGTTACTTACAGCCAGGTGATTTGGTAATCTGCATTCATGCCGTAACAACAGGTGTTCAGCCACGCGGACCACCAGCTGTTGCGACCAACGGTTATTTGCCGTTAAACTGTTCATGCGTTAGTTTCTCCACAGACACAAAACGCCACGACGCCCGGAGCTGCACACTCGCGGGCGTCACTCTTTTCTGGAACGCAGAAAATTTTGTAGACCAGTGCCGCATGTTCCTGGAGCTTCGAAATCGACAGATACAACTCATCATTAATTGCTGTCTGCTCATGTGGCTCCACTACCCCGTCTTCGATTGCCGAACGAATCTGCTTTGAGTAACTCCCGATCTGTTCAATAACTTCCAGTAGACGTTGGTTGATATCAACGTTCTCTACTTCCTCAATTTCTGGAAGTGATACAAACACCCCACCAGCAGACTGTGCGACAGCATCCGCAATGTGGTGAGTACCAGCCGCACGCTGTAAAACCATTGCCCATCCCAACGGAAAAAACTGATCGCCATCGGCACGAAGGCGGTTAAATAATGCGTTCTCTGTTACATCCAGCCAGTCAGCAGCTTCAGCGTAACCACCTGGCAATGCCGCGATAGTTTTTCTGATAGCTTTCACGTACCACTCAGGTTGTTTTTCCACTTTCCAGTGATGCTTACCCACGGCTTACCTCCTGTTCCTGTGGTTTTAACTCATTCCGGTTTTGACTAGATTGAAAGCGTGCAGGATAGAGAATCTGCATTTCGCTGATTTCTCCCTTAAAAAAATTGGCCAGACGCTCTGCAAGATCGATAGATGGAATTTGTTCCAGTCTCTCAATACGACTCAGCGTTGCTGGATTAACCTGAACGCCCGCAGCAACATGCTGCAAAGTAAGCCCGTGCGCCTTACGCACATTTCGTAATGGTGATTGCATATAACCTCCACATATTGCGTGATGAGCATATTATTTCACGCAAATATTTTGCGCAAGTTGATTTGCTTAACGCGCAATAAAGAAATGTAATAAACGCATGAACATAGGAAATCGAGTCAGACAACTTCGCCAGGCGAAGAACATGAAAATCGCCGATCTCGCTGAAGCAATAGGAGTGGATGCGGCGAATATCTCGCGCCTGGAAACAGGTAAGCAGAAACAATTCACTGAACAAGCCCTGAGTAATATTGCCAGGAGCTTAGGTGTTGATATTGCTGATCTCTTTACCTCAGACTTCAAAAGTAATACTGTATGTAAAAACAGTATTAGTGAGGATGTTGCGCAGGTGAAGGATGTATTCCGTATTGAAATGCTGGATGTCAGTGCCAGTGCGGGAAATGGCCTTATCCAGGGCGGTGATGTCATTGATGTGATTCATGCCATTGAATACAGAACTGATAATGCTGTATCGATGTTTGGCGGACGACCAGCCAATCACATTAAAGTTATCAACGTTCGTGGGGACAGTATGTGTCCAACCATTGAGCCAGGAGATCTCATCTTCGTTGATGTCAGTATCAATCAGTTTGATGGAGATGGTATCTATGTATTTGGTTTTGATGATAAAATTTATGTCAAACGACTGCAAATGATACCTGACAAACTACTGGTGATTTCTGATAACCAGATTTACCGTGAATGGGGAATTACCAGCGAAAATGAACACCGGTTTATGGTCTTTGGAAAGGTCTTAATCAGCCAGTCACAAACCCTTAAGCGACACAATTAACCCTTACCTCCTCATCAATTAGCCACCCAAAGGTGGCTTTTCATTTCCCATAAAATTGCATGTCTCGCAATAAAACACTTGCATAATGCGCAACTTCATTTTATCTTTCTTTCCAGACCAACAAACAAGGTACTAACAAAATTTGGTTGTAATACGGCGTATGGCACATGCGTCGTTAGCGGTCTGGTGACGTTAAAGGGGACAATCCACTCCTTGCTCGAGCAAACAAACCAGGTAGCCGGAATGTGCAAGTCAATGATGATGCTGATAAGACGCCTAACCAGCGTGGCGATTCGGTTTGACGCCTGGGAAGAGACCAGGGTGCAACGATGAGGGCATTTATGGAACCGCGACAAAGTGTGGTGCCGTAACTGGCTAAGTGCTCTCAGCGTTGTGGTGAATGCGCAGGCTGATGCGCGAAAGACATTGCAGCTATTGCGGAAAAGAGCTGTTCGGCGGGGCAATTAAACGCCCGTGAGAGTCTGAAATAACCGCAAGCCGGAGATCAGCACCGGTCACCACAACAGCCACTGCTTTGGCGGTACCAGTTTGTACACTTGCTTCCGGCTGGTACCGCTCTTTTTACAAAACAGAGAAGAGCATCACCGGACGACGGGCTCATAACCCAATCCATCCGGGCGGCTGCCACCGCAGGTGTTCTTCTCTGTTTTGTGGAGAAACCAACCGACCTTGCAGGGTCGATATGATGAGGAGCAGCAAAATGGCTAGCGAACGCAGTACTGATGTGCAGGCATTTATCGGGGAGCTGGACGGCGGCGTATTTGAAACCAAAATCGGCGCAGTTCTCAGTGAAGTCGCTTCCGGTGTGATGAACACGAAAACCAAAGGTAAGGTCTCACTCAACCTGGAAATCGAACCATTTGATGA